TTACTTGCGCCTGAAGTATTTTCCTGCATGGCTAGATGGCCTATGGCAGTATTGTCAGCACCTGATGTGGTAATTACTAAAGCATTCATACCAACTGCGGTATTATTGCTTCCAACAGCATTAGCTAAAGATTGAAGACCAATAGCTGTATTATTTGCCCCCGTAATATTAGTACTTAAAGACAGTCTACCAACTGCCGTGTTACTTGCTCCTGTTGTGTTTGCCAATAAAGCACTTGCACCAACTGCGGTATTATTTGCGCCTGTAGTTACCACGTAACCTGCTTTAAAACCAACTGCCGTATTGTCACTTGCGCTAGTGTTGTTGTGTAATGCTTGCTGACCAACAGCTACGTTTTGTGCGCCTGTTGTGTTGAAGCGCATAGAATCTTGACCAAAAGAAGAGTTTGTATGGCCTGTAGTATTAGCTCGTAAGGAGTTTGATCCAACTGATGTGTTGTTGCTTGCGGTAGTGGTTAATAATCCTGCACGACCACCTATAAAGGTGTTGTTTATTCCTGTGGTTACTGCGTTACCTGCCGTATAACCTACTGCTGTATTGTAAACCGCAGTACCTGACCCTACATTTTGAGTAGCTAATGCCTCACTACCAACTGCTACACTTCTTGCTCCAGAGGTTTCTGTTCCTAAAGCATTATAACCCAAAGAAGTATTGTCTAAACCTGCGTTAAGGCCATCACCTGACAGACCACCTATTAGGGTGTTTCTTTGGCCTGTGCTTACTGTGGCTCCTGAGTTGTAGCCCACCGCAGTGTTATAAGAATCTATAGAAGATGCTTGGTTGTGGTTTCTTAAAGCATCAACGCCAAGTGCTACGTTTCTATCACTTAATATGTTTGTAAATAATGCACTATGACCTATTGCTGTATTTTCGTTACCTGTAGTGGCTGACCCTAAAGCCTGAAAACCAACAGCCGTGTTGTCAGCAGAGCTAGTTAGTGCATCACCTGCAAGACCACCTATAAGGGTGTTTTCTACGCCTGTTGTTACTGCGTTACCTGCATCATAGCCAACTGCCGTGTTGAAGACATCCGTTGAAGAAGTAAAGTTTTGTGATCCTAACGCACTTCTACCTAAAGCTGTACTCTTAGACCCTAAAGTATCTGCTCCTAAAGCATTGTATCCCAAAGAGGTATTATGACTTGACGTTGTAAGAACATCGCCAGCCCCAGCGCCTATAAGAGTGTTGAATGTGCCTGTGGTTACTGCGTTACCTGCTTGATGCCCAACTGCTGTGTTGTTACTTGCGGTGGTGTTAGCACCTAGTGCGGCAGAACCCACGGCAACATTGTTACCACCTGTTGTCGTTGCATCCAGTGCTTCTGAGCCAACCGCTATGTTATTACCGCCACTTGTAATTGCCGTACCAGACGCAAAACCAACAGCCACGTTTGAGCCGCCAGTTGTCATGGCAGTTAAGGCGCTAGTACCAATAGCAACTGAGTAACCATTTGATCCACTTGCAGTATCTAAAGCAGTGTTACCTAGAGCTACGTTATTAACACCGTTGGGATAGTTTCCGTCTAGCTTAATTGTGCCGCCGTCTACGTCAAGATTACCATTAAAGTCTACAGCACCCGCAACTGTAAGTGTAGATGCCATATCAACAGCACCGTCAATATCTACTACATCTAAGTTAGTAGTACCGTCTATGTCTATGTTGCCTGAGATGTCTAAGCTTGATGCAACAACAGTACCACCCACAGTTACATTGTTACTTGCGTCTTCAATTACGGCCTTGTCAGCAGGGTACGTAAGGAAGATATTTTTTGTTCCAACACCCCAGTTAACGGCATTATTAGAGTTAGACGATGCGAACACCGACGTGCGGGTAATAGTCCCCCCACTAGAAGCATAGGTTCCAAGGCCAACCTCGAAGTTCACATTATCTGTGATCGAGTAATAGACAGTGTCCGCATTGGATGTAACGGAAGCAAACGTTCTAAAACCTGCAACCACGCCTCCCAGAGTATAAGCCCCGGTCCCCGTAGAGTTAGTAGTTTCCTGTATACGATCAGCGACAATTAGAGCCATTGGGTAACCCCTTTATTTTTAAGCTATGCGGATGATAGCGTTTGAAGCATCCGCTGTTGGAAACTGAATAGTAAACGTACCAGAAGTCGAAGTTTTATCCGAACCAAAGTCCAGCACCGCAACTGTTGGGTTACCTGAAACGCTGTCGTTATAAATTAATGCTCCGCGAGCTGTAATTGATGCGCTGGTAAAGTTAAGGTTAGCGAAGTCTGTCAATGCTGTAGTGCCTGAAGATGTCGGTGTTACCTTTGAGAGCGTACCGCCGCCAGCACTGTACGTACCGGAGTTCGACACTTCATTGCCAGTAGTATACGCAGTTGTCGCCGCATTAAACGATGCACTGTTTGTATACAGGGCAAGTTTGAATGTATTGCCTGAAGAGGCAGTGAAGTTGTGCGTGCCTTGAAGCAGTTCTTTCTTGAACGATGTGCACATGAAGTTACCATTAAAGGCCATTTAAAGTCTCCTAAGTTGGGTTGCGAGGTCCGGAAACCCAGCCTCTTGTATTTTTACATACGTTGTTGTGCGGTCTTCTTTAACCGCTACTTTAATATAATGCGCGATGATTTGCAACATCTGTGCTTTGTACGCTTCCGCTTGCATTCGTATCTCGGGCGGGGCAGAAGTAGACACGCTCATTAGCTTGTCTACACACATTTCCGCTACAGCATCAGGGCTGTGCCCTCCTTTGTCAGCGGTATGTATTTTTATGGCGTCAAAGCCAAAATCCATTTCAACTTGCATCAAAGTCTCCCATCTCTGTACTCATCTTGCGAACTCCGTATTTGGACCCCGGTAAGCTGCCCAAGAGCTTCGCTATAGCGAGTAGTATATAATTGGATAAGGTCTGTCTCACCCTTCATGTATGTGTACGCCTCAATCAGAGAACCATAAAGCAAAGCGGATTCGGCATTATCGCCGTACCAAGATGTGCTTGTGGTAACGATTGATGGTGGATCGTAGTAATAATGCAGTTCAACGGTATAGACTGCATCGGGGGTTGGGCCAAGAATAAAGTTACCATCCTCGCCGCCAAAATCCCCATCAAACTGAGCATAATACTTCGGTAGGCCCGGTGTCGTGCTCGGTGAAGGATAAGCCTCACGTATGAAATTTACATCCTTATCAAGAAGGAACGAATAGTTTCCAGCCGGGTCTACGACAGCCAAAGAAAACACAGAGAGAAAATCCTCTGGTCTGGCTAGGTACACATTATCTTTGGTGGTGGAGCCAGTCACATTCCTGCGCAACTCAGGCACCATTATAGAGCGGTTGAGCCGCTCTTCCGACTGTTTGACAAAGTTAGGAATGTTGGAGACGAAGCTTGTCTCCTCATTCTGTGTATAGTCTTTTATTGCTGCAACCAGCTCTGCGTAGTTCATCAGAACTTACCCCATCTTAAATTTGCCACCACTAGTAGCCGCCCCCATACCACGGCACATACCGCCGCCATCTGTCTTGCCGCCCGGCGACATCTTCTTGAGTTCGCCACCGTAACCCATCTTCTTGACCTTAGCTTTGCCACCGTAGTTCATTTTCTTTACTTTAGCTTTGCCGCCGTAGGACATTTTACCAACGCCATCAGTAGCATAATCAGGAACCATTTTCCCGTTTGGACCTGTAACCATGTTCAGCTTACCACCGCTTTTCAAGCCAACAGCTTTTTTAAGCTTCTGCAGTCCTCTTTTTATTCCACGCTCTACTACTGTTGGTGGGTTACGTTCATTTCGCTCTTCTCTAAGTTTTTCTTTGCGTGCTGCCTCAGATTCACGGAATAAACGTTCTTCTTGCGCCCTAGTCAGGTTAGTGTCGGCACGTTGTCTTTTGCTATCGCCCGGCATTTGGGTCAAAGATTTCTTATTTTTTTGCATACTAATCTCCATCAGTTGTTGTTACAGTGACTCTTCCTACAGAGCCTACCATATATTGCGCTGGGTTCCAAATAGGGTTCCAGCCAAACAAACCTCTACCCGGATTTACATCTGGACGGGGGTTACGTAAAGATTGGGGGTCTGCTGTGTTAACATCCCCAGTAAAGTTTTGTGGTTGGTCGGGATCAAATACGTCTTTGCCTACACGTAGACCTGTACGTACTCCATGCTGAACCTCGTATATAAGGTCTTCTAGCTTGTAGCGAAACCCAGTCCGGTCACATATACCGTATGCGTGTTTACCACTAGCGTAACCCGGCATTATACATTCCCCCTAAACGGTACAATACGAAGTGTAGACCTATCTTGATCTTGATCTGCAGCCCTACGGAATTGTTCCTCATATTCTTGTTTTAAAGGACCAACTCTATCGGCTACTTCAGGTTTTTTCATTGCAACGTAGTACGCTAAACCAGACACAAGAGCGGGTATAAAACGAGGCGGTATAGAAGTAGTAGCTCCTCCAACACCGCTCGCCAGACCATCTATACCTTTTAGACGGTAATAAGATAGCTTATACGTAGTAGCATCGTTTGGCACAGGCCAAAGGGTAACTTGTACATTTGTAGCATTGCGCTGTACGTAGATTTGCGATGGACGCCCTTGAGTATTTTTGTTTCCCTGCTGAGAATACGTAGAAACACTCATGCGTTGTATGTACGAGTCCAGCTGCTGCGGTGTGCCTTCGTCAGTGCGGAGTTGATGTTCTATTAGGTCGATAGTATCAGAAGGTAACGTATAGGTCGCTGTACCCGCAACTAACGGCAGGGTCCCCGCCTCTATAGTAAATAGGTTCAAGCCGCGATTCTGCCACTCTAGCGTCATAATATTAAGACTGCGGCGGGCGGTTTTTAAGTCATACCCCGAACGCATTTCAAGGCCTGCACGTTCGTATGCCTCCTCAAATAATTCATTTAGTTCTGGCACAACAACCGCCATGATCTAGGCCTTCCTATACTTTGCCGTCTTCTTGGCTATCTTTTTAGGTTGTTTGGCAACCTGTTTACCTTTTTTAGTAGCCGCTCGTTTAGCCTTGGTAGTAGCAGCGTATTCTTTAGATGACAAAGCTTTTATAGCTTTAGCGGGTAGGTACCGCTCACCTGTAGCCTTTTTCCCTTGCGTCGACGGCTTACCAGACTTTGTACGCCATTTCTGCTTAGTCCATTTGCTAAGACTTTTTTGACTTTTTGCTTTTGCCATCGGCTTTAGCCTTCGCTTTCTTACTCAAATCTTTATAGTGGGATAACTTAACACTCATTTTACCATGAACTTTCCCCGTATGCATAGTACCATCCTTCATTTTGTGCTTTTCGCCCGCATGAACTGTACCGTCTTTTTTATAATGTTTTACACCCTTCACGACTTATATCCTCCACCTTTAGCTTTATATTGTTTAGCCAACATTTGCGCTTTACGAGCAGACCATTGACCCGGTTTACCACCTTTACCCCCACTTTTAATCTTGTTGAACAATGCCTTACGCATTGTGGGCTTAGTGTAATTACCAGCTTCATTCACACGACTCTTAGTTTTGCCGCCCTTGCCCATAGCCGCTACAGGTTTACGAGGCACTGCTTTTTTAACTCGGTTGCCTGTAAGTTGTCTTCCCATAGAACTACGTCCCATCATGTCAGCATTTCCACCTTTTTCTAGCTTGCCGTAATCGGCTGTTAGGGTCTTTAGCTGCTTTAGGAAATTGCTTCATTTGTCCCGCAGAACGTGCGCAGTAAGACTTGCGACGCTTAGCTGCAGCGCTTCCCTTTTTAACCTTACCTGTAACGGCTGTCTTTAGTTTAGAGCCGGGGTTATCCCGACGATACTTGGCCACACCTTTTTTAGTCATCCCCGCGCCAGACTTAGTTGGGCGTTTTTGACCACCTTTTATGGTGTGACCTTTCATTGTACCTTTTTTCTTAACTGCCATATTACTCTATAAGTAGTGTCATTACGTTTCCTGTGCCTGTAAAGGCAGAAACAAAGCAACCGTTATCAGCTAAAATACCATCATTTGGAATGTATACGTCGTTCCAACCAACAGGTAAAGTTAACTGCAATATAATAGGGCCAGTAGCTGACCCACTACGAATAGTGAAAGCGGCGGCTGCAGCGGCGTTTATTAAAACACCCTGCAATCTACCTCGTGATGGGCCTACAAGTGCAGCGGTAGCGCTTGCTGCAAAGTTATAAGCTCGTACTTCTTGACCAGCCATTTGCTAGCTCCTTACGCTAAATTTTAAAGGTCGATAGCCTGTTGATACAGAACAGTGAAACGAATTGTTCCTGCATTAGTAGCACCAGTAGTGGTTACTGTAAGACGTTTTTCAGTACCAACGTCTGCCCAAGCCAATGCTCCACCTGCTTCAGTAGTAGGGTATTTACGACCTGCACCGGAAGCGGCAGTAATTGAAAATTGGTTTAGAAAAGTAGCGTTGCCGCCAACAGTATCGCCAATGCTCAGTACGCAAGTTGCGTTTGCAACAGCAACAGATACCTCAATAACGATGTCAATAATTTGTGATGCAGCTGGGATTACGATATCAGTAACAGTGGCTGCTTGTGCGCCACCTGCGGTACTAAAAGCAGTGGTCTGAGCCATAACGACTTGACCAGTGTTTTTAACATTTACACCTAGCGTAGTTCCAGTTGTTTCTTTAATTGTTCCGGCCTTGATAGGTCCAGAGAATGTAG